ACAGTCTTAATATATTCTTGTTTATCTACTACCTTTTTATAAATAATAAAATATCCAATCTCTCCGTTAGGAGCTACTAGCTCATGTACTTGATACTTCATATCGTCCAATGTAGTTTCTTTTATTTGTAGATACTTAGGATTTTTAGCAATATAAGCTGTTTGAGTAGTTTTTATACTCTCTTCCTTATTAGTCAAATTAGTTGTTTCTAGTGATGTTAAAACATTAATCATTTTTATACACTTACTATTGCATAGTCTAACCAGCCATCTATAGCGGCGGTTACTACGTCAACTTCAAGTGCTTTGTTTGTTGCTACTTGCCAAATTGGCATTGCAAAGTTTCCACCTGTGGGATGTGATAAACCAGATTTAGCGGCGTGATCCATTATTCCTGTTACTGCTGTATTATCTTCGTCTTGAAAAGATACTGTTCCAGCTACACTACAAGTATAAGTAATTCCGTATACCCAAATTTGCTTGTTTGCTCCTGGAGCGGCTACAAGTTCTTGATCTGCTGCTGCTGCTAAATTAATAGAAATATGAGCGTAAGAATCTACTGTTGGATCTCCAGCACCTACTATTGAATCATTAGTTAAAGCAACTGTTCCAGTTGTAGTAACTGCTCCAGATTTAACTACTACCTCATTCGCATTAGCGGTAACTTGGTCTATTGAAACTTTACCAATTATATCTGTTCCAGCTGCTATAACTACATTATGTCCATCAGCTAATTGTTTAGCACTTGTAGCAAAGCCAGTTAAAGGTGTGCTCTCTGTAACAGCCATAGCTGTTGCTCCAGCAATTCCTTGAACTGCTACAACTTCACCATCTACTGCACTTCCAGCAGTTCCCCCACCTCTCACATAAACTTCATTAGTAATAATATTATCAACAGTAACAGCGTGACCATCCGCTAATTGTTTAGCCGAAGTGGCAAGTCCTGTTTCAGGGTCAGCAGTTGGATTAGAAACAGTAACATTATGGTCATCTGCAAGTTGTTTAGCCGAAGTAGCTAAAGCCGAAGTATTCAAGTCAGTCCCAGCATTAGCCGTAACAGCACCACTTTTAACAACAACTTCATTAGCATTAGCGGTAACTTGGTCAATAGAAGTCTTACCAAGTAAATTAGTTCCAGCAGGTAAAGCTTCACCAAACTTAATATCACCGATATAATTTCCATCTGTAATATCACTAGCAGGAACAATTCTAACAGCATTAGCTTTAGCTCCAATATCTGTAGCAACAGGGTCAGTCCCTTCCTTAGTTCCATCAACTAATTTAATTTCTTGATAATCAACTGTGCCAACTTGGTCAGTTGCAACGGTTTTTCCGCTTCCTTCTGTAATTGCTATATTATCTGCCATATTTTCTCCTTTTTAAATTGTATAAGTTAAACTTAATAATAATCCGATTGGCTGTCCTGTAACAATACTTTGCATAGTACTTGTCAAATTCCCATCAGTTCCGATAGTAATAATCCAAGTAACGCCATTGCTATCAACCATTTTAAAACCCTCAGCAGGGAAAGTAACAGACCCCGTAAATGTTCCCCCAGTTTTAGGCATTAAAGAACTTGTATCAGTCTTATAAGTCTGGTCAAATCCTTTAATTGGTATGTTATATTGCTTAGCCATTTTATACTCCTACGCCTTCGTGTTGAATAATCTCTCTAGTTTTAGAAATAGGAGATACAATAGTTTCAGTCCCAACAACTATGCTTTCATAAGTATAAGTTTCGGTAACTCTTTTATCGTCATCCCACTTCTTAACAATAGTCGGAACTCTAGCTCCAGAAATAGTAGTATAAGTGAACTCCTCTTTTAACCAAATCTTTTCTGGCTCTCCTTTTCCTCCACCATTAACAGCAATCGGCATATCCTTAATCGCTACGGGTAAAACCTCACCTTCTTTATATGGAAATTCAGGAAATTTCTTATTAACAGTTATTTCAATTAGTGTATTAACAGCCTTTTCAAGCTTCTCTATTTTTACGTGCGTTAGATTGTCTTTAACCTTCTGTACCTCAGGAAACTTAACATCTTTTTGTTCTATTTTGACTTCTTTTGCAACAGTCTGGTTAGTAACCTCAACTTTCTGAACTTCTTTTTCAGGTTTGTCTAACTTAGCAACTTGTTCACATAGCTTCCCAAATTCACCACTAAACACTTTTTTAAATTCTTCATTTACTAAATCAACAACAATAGAATGTTTACCAACTACGTTTTCAGGAAGATGGATATGTTGCTCTTTTGGTTTAATTTCTTCAAGAGTTTTCTGAAAAGCAGTTTCAAACATCGGGATAACAATTTTTCTTATTTCAGAAACTTTTTTTAATTCAGTTTTTTCTTTATCATAAAATTCGTCAATGTTTTGATTTTTCATAGATTCTCCTTTGTATAATTAAGCACGTTTATCACTTATTTTCCAGTCCAAACAATGTTATTGTTACGAACTTCAAACCCCTCAACCACTTCTTCAAGATAGCACCTGCAATTATGAGTTATTAGTCCATCTGCTATATAACTTTCATCTTCTTCAACTGAAAAATTATACAACCTTTCTCCTTTAAAATTATTCTCTTTAATTATTTCCAATATATCGATTTGCATAAACTCTACACCACCATTGTTTAATATTTGCTTACAATTTGTTCCTTCTAATTTTCTATGACAAACACAACATAAAGTAATTAGATTATCTCTTTCATTGCTCTGACTTTCTCTATATGGATTAATATGATGTACTTGTAGGGGTTGTTTATATTTTTTTAAATGTTGTTCTTGTGTTGTTCCACAATTTTGGCATTTAAAATCATCTCTTTTTATAATTTCTTTTTTAATTCTATCCCAGTCTTTTCCTCTCCACCATATTTTCCCACCTTTCCATAGATGATGTTTTTCTTTTGTTTTTCCAAACATCCAATTATTTTTCCCTTTATTATCTATTTTCTTTAGTGCGTCCATTATCTTATTGTTGCATTTACTACCACAATATCTATCTTTCCAAAAAGGTATTTTGTTTCCGCAAGTTTCACATCTCTTAGCTATACAATATAATTTATCTGATAAAAGTAATTTTTCTGCTTCCACCCATCCTCTTTGTGTTAAAAATGGGTGTTCTGGTGTTGTTGTTGCAGAATTTCTAGCATTACCTTCTCCAAGAACCTTTCCTTTATATCTTATTTTTATTGCTTTTCCTACATACCTTTTTTTATTACCCAAAACTCTTTTAACCTTTCTATATCTTCCATTATGAGTTAAAACATTATCTCCTATTTTAATATTATTTATTGTTTTTATTCCTTTATCTGTATAAATTTTAACTGAATGGTGTAAAAAACAATTCACGTGCAAGGGAGGTCTTTCAGTCATATATGAGGTAGTTTTCATGGTCTTTTCATTGGTAACACTACTATTAAAGTTTTGATTAATCTTAACTGTAGTATTATGCAAAGGTTCGCAAAACTCGCAAGTCCTATCATCCATAACAGTAACCCACCTAACTTTTTCAACACTATTTCTCTTAAATGCTTCATATTGAACAGTACTAACAGCATTAGCAAGTTCATTTCTAGCTATTAAATTAGCTCTAAGTTCACTAATATGAGGAATTTCAGACCTAATTAATCTAGCAATTTCGTCATTAGATAACATTTCGTTCTGCCCTCTCTGTAATACATCAACAATCTTTTTTCTAGTAACATAATCAATATTATGAACCAACAAATTCTCCCTTTCTTTAAAATAACTCTTAACTTCCTCATTCTCTAAAGCAAAAGGGGTATCAATTCCCATTCCATCCAAAGCTGTCTGTCCTCCAATTTCTCCACCCCACATATAATAATCTTGAAATAAATCATCCTTAACAAACTCTTTAATCCCTTGCCATTGCATTTGAAGATATAAGATAGCGTTAGTATTAGCCTTAGTAAGCATTAACAGTTCATCAATCTTTTTATCGGTAACATTAGTATCTAGTTGCTTCTTAATTCCCCTCCTTAACCTATTATAAAAAGTTAGATACTCTTTTTGTTTCTCAGCATTTTCTAAAACAAAATTCCTACCATAAGACTTAGATTGTTTCCTTATATTAATTTGAAGCTTTGATAAGTTCATTAGATATTAACTCTAGTTTTTTAAATGTTTGGATAGAATTGTTTAAGTAAGGCTCAAATACTTTCTCAATAGCTTCCTTCTTGTTAACAGTTTCAAGTTGAGAGAATATTTCACTTATCATCCAATCTTCTAAACACGCACTATTAAATTTCTTAAATGGTAACTCCCTAGCAAAATCTCTTTTAGCTTTCTTTCTCCAAAGAATTAAATCCTGCTTCTGTAGTTTCTCAGTTTCTTCTTTCTTTGGTTCGGGTGGCATATTGTTAGGAGTACTTTCTGGCTCTTTAGGATTAAGTAAATCTTTAACTAAAACAACATTCTGTCCCATTACATAATTATCTAATCCAATAGGTTGAAGCCCATCTTTTGCTCTAACTTCATCAACACTTAACACCCCACTCCCAATTCTCATTTTCTCAATCTCAGCTTCAAGTTTTTGGTCAACAGGGTCAACCCCAACATATTTAAACTTTAAATCGTCAAAGCCAAAATCATTCTCAATAATTTCAGTAAATACTCCCTCTAAGAATTGAGCAATAGGTTTCATTCCTCTTTCTTCACCCTTCTCACTTTGCACTTCTCCAGTTCCTTTATTAACTTGATAAGTAAATCCTATGTCTTGAGGTGGCACTCCAAAAACAGAACAGGTAAGCTGTAAAATCCACAATTCAAACTTCTCATAACCAACATCCTCAGGCTTTTTAATAGGAGTAAATTCAGTATCACCAGGAATAGGCTTAATCTTTCTTACATTCCCCAAGTTTCCAGACAACATAGAATTAAAATATCTTTCAAACTCCTTAATCTGCTTAGTACTCCAATCCTCAGGCATTTTCAAAAACCCTTCTGGAACATTCCCCTCAGTAAACCAATTCATTGAATACAAAGAGCCAAGCAAAGCAGATTTAGCTTGAACAATAATAGATTCCAAAGGGCTTAATCCATAAACGCTATTAGTTCTACTATTCCTAACTCTATAAATCAATTCATCTTGAGTAAGTTTGGAAGTAATAACACCATTCAAAACTTGAGCATAAGCAGGGTCTGGTGGCTCTGGCTTTCTTCCTTGTTCATCAATATAACAACGAATAGTTGCACTATCAACCAATTTCAATTCTCCCATAAACTGATTCCCTCTAGTCATTATCTTCTCCATAGAAATAGCACCAATAACCATATAATCCTCAATCAGAGCGTCAATAAACTCTCTATAATTACTTCTCATTCCTTGAGGTTTTCTAAAGAAATTCTCCAATAGTTTAACTTTAGGATTCTCTTGGTCAATAGAATCTTCTTCTTTATCCGAAGTAATAACCCAATCTAATTTCTCAATCTTAGTCTTTAAATAATCAATACAAGCTCTAGCAATAGGGTAATGAACAGAAAAATTCCTCAGAGTATCAAAGGTAACATTCCCCTCTGGTTTCTTTTTAACTCTACCAGCGTCAGGGTAGTTAAAACCCAAAGGCACTTCCCATTCAGAAGTTTTAGGCTTGGTCGTGGTCTTAGGTAGTTGTTGGGTAATTTGCTTAGAGAGCTTCTTATAAACTTTGTTTGATATTGAATCCGTTAACGGATTGAATAAAGTTTGTAGGAGAGATTTTTTCTTCATTTTGTTCCTTATAATAATCTATAATACTATTTTTATAACTGTAACTAGCATAATGTGCAATACCTAAACTGTCAGCATAGTCAGGACTTGATATTCCTAACTCTTTCATTTTGTCTTTGCTAACAATTTTGATTCTGCCCTTAGAAGTTATTTCGTACATTATACTCGGTAATTCTTCAAGCAATTTATCACCAGTTATATCAATCGTATTATGTTCAAATTCCTCTCTTAAATTCCAAAATATTTCGGCTTTAAGATTCTCAAATCTGTCTTTATCAGTAGGCGAACTACCAAAGTTAACAGGAACTATATCTACGTTAGCATTTTCTAGTTGTTCTTGCAAGTTGTCCGTAACCCCTCCACCAACTCCACTATCATCAACAGCAATAATTTTACATTTGTATTCTTTAGCAATTTGAATAGCCCTGCCAACAGTAAAGGTAGTTTTCTTTCCAATAAAGCCTTCTGTATGTAAAATCTTATTACTCTTTAAGACAGTAAAAACAGTAGAATCACTACCATATCTGGCAACATCAATCCCCAAAACACATCTATCTTCCTCTTTAATATTAATCTCTTTCTTTAAAGCTCTCTCAACCCAAGTCAAAGGAATTAAAGTATCTTCACCCTCAGTAGGAAATTCACCTAATACCCTAGATTTATAAACAGGACTAGATTCTCCCCATTGTTCCCTTCTTTCCTCTATCCATTCTTTCGTAACAAGTCCCTCATAAACAATTCTATCTTCAATGACATTAGGACTATCAAAGCACGAAATAGAGATTTTATTATATAGAGGATTTTTAAAAGCTTCGTAAAAGTTACCATTGGGAGTAGTCGGGTTTCCAATAGCCAAGAAGCGAGAATGAGGAGTAGTTAGCAAACCATTACTAGCTTCCCAAATATCGTTCTTAACGCCTGGTCCTTCATCAAAAATTACTAATATATTAGGTGAATGATGACCTTGGAATCTATCAGGCTGGTCAGTACTCAATCCAACAGCAAAATGTTCATCCCCTAATTTAAGCTGTGTCTGAATTAAAGTTCCTCCTAAGTTAATCTTAGCTTTATTATATAGCTTGGTTACTTCTTCCCAAAGAATCATCTTAACTTGATTCCAAGTTGGAGCGGTAGTAATAACTTTAGCAGGATAAAAAGAATACAAGAACCAAAGCACTATCTTAGCGGCGACATTAGTTTTCCCAACTCCATGACCACTTCTAACAATAGTAAAGTGGTTATCTCTAACTGACCTCATTATCTCTTTTTGTTTTTCCCAATTACTTTGACCTAAAACATCAGTAACAAAATAATCAGGATTCTTCTGTATTTTCTTTATCAGCTTTTGCGAGGAAATCATATAATGAATTAATCTTTTCACCACCGCTAGTAACATCCGTTGACTGTTTAGGCATGCCCTCAGTTCTATTAGCTACTTCTTTAAATTCAGCCAAGTCTTTTCTAGAACTAGCAACTCTTGCATAGGCTATGGATTCAGCTACAAACATTTTATCCTCAGGGTGAGTATTCTCATAGTTTTTAAAATCTTCAACAGTCAAATCTTTAAAGAAACACATCCAGTACATAAAAGATTGTTGATTTTTTGGTCTACCTCCAGCGTTTCTATTTTGAGGATTATCAGCAAATCCACCTTTACCAGTAGGATTAAAATTATGGTCTTGTTCTGTAGCCTTTTCTTTCATAGTTCCTTTCTTAGCTTTCTCTCATTATAACAGGGACAGCATTATTCCATTTAACTTTATGATGTAATCTTTTATGTTTATCCCCTACATCACTCACTTTAACACATGAAGGATTAAACATAACAGAAAAGAATGATTTAACGTAAGTTCCATAATCTAAATAGACGTCAGTCAATCCGCTTTTCTGAGATTGATGTTGAGTTTGGTTTATAGCAATTTGCATAATAGTAAAGAATAAGTAACCTCTACTTCCTAAGTTTACATAAGTGGTAACATCTTCATTTAATCTTCCCATAAATTTCAAAGGTCTATCAACAGAACAAAGAAATGTATTCATCGCCTTCCTTTTTAGTTTTACATCCATATTTTTAGAATTTCTACCACCAGTGTAATCTCCTCCCTGTCCTATGGCTATTGAAAGAGCGGGTATTTTCTCAAAGAACTTAATCATTACTTCTAATATTTTATCCAAGCTCTTAATCGGTTTAGAAGCAAATTCATAACAAGTATTAAATCTATATTGAAACTGAGTATAATCATCACACATAATCATAAAGTGTTTTAAGCCCTTCTCTTTAGCTAATTTAGGAATAGTATTAGCAGAAAATAAAGTACTTCTTAAATCTCCAGTATTATCTCCGCTATCCATATTTTCAGCTACTTCTTTCTTATTAAATATAATTAGCTCTTCTCCGTATTTCTCTTTATACTTTTCAAGCTTTTCGTCAGTATCATCAGCAACTAAATAAATCTTTCCAGTATAACCAGCCCTTCTAAGACTTCTGTAAGTCCACATTTTTTCAGGTCTACCATAGACCATAATAAAGATAGCGAACTTATTCTTCATCTTCTTGCCTTTGAATTTCAGTAATATATTTAGTTAGTTCAACAAATCCATTCTCAATAGCTTTTCCAAAGTCAATAATCACCAAAGCAGATTTTTCAAACAGTTCTTTAATTTCAGGTTTAGAGTGTGCATAGTATTCAGCTATATTTTTATAGTTAAAAACTAGATGTCGACAACTCGCCTTAACCAAAAACGCTTCAACATCATCAGGCAAATCAGCTTTTTCAATTTCTTCTAGCAGTTCATTAGTTTTAGTTTCATCAACTAACTCACTAAGTTCAGGAGCTTTTTCTAGCTTCGGTTCGTATATAGGGATTTTAATAGCTTTAGTATAAAAATCATCATCAACAATCTCAGGCAAATCAAGTCCCCATTTAGATAATAAGTCTTTATCCCAGTCCTTATTCAGTAAATCTAAATCCAAATCACCAAACTCCACATTATCTTCAATAATAAATCTTTTTCGTTCTTCATCAGTTAGTTTATCCGCAGTTTTAATCCATTCTTTTTTAATCTCTATTCCTAAAGCAATTAAAGCTTTATATCGCATATTTCCACCCAAAATAACTCCGTTTTTATCTACAACAATAGGTCTAAGCTCTAACATCTTGGGAAATTGCTTTAAAGACTGTTTTAACTTTTCAAACTTATCTTTGTCAATATTTCTCGGATTGTTTGAATTTAGTTTAATTTTCATATATTTATTATAGCACTCCCCTACCCCACTCCCCCACTTTAGTTTTTAAAACTTCCACCCCATATAAAACCATTTTATCCGTACATATAGGAAGAGAGTAGAGTAGTGGTACTCATTATCCTATAATTATTGTGTTAGTAATGTTCTTTACTTAGAGCCATTCTGCCAATACTTGTTTCTAAGTGGCTATATCACTATAAGAATAACTTAGCGTGTTCTTTACACTTCTTAAGTTTAATCTTATTTCCTTTTTGTAAACAAAGAGGGCATAAATCGTTTCTTCCAAGTTTCTTAGCCTTTTCTCCGTTTAAAACTTCTCCATTTTCTCCAACTCCAGCAACAGCACCCTTTTTTCTAAGCTTATCATTAACTTCACAAGCGTCATCAAATAACTTTATCCACTTTTTACCTTCCTTTTTCCAAGTTAATTCACTAGCGTATTTATAAGCATTGTCCACAATCTTTTCCACTTTATCAGGATTATTAACAACCCAAAGTAATTTCTCTACAACATCATCAACGTTAGTAATAGGTCTAATAACTTCATTATCAATACTCCCAAAACAAATCATACTTGAATAAGTATCACCAGAAACAAAAGGTATTCCTCTTGCAGTTTTTTCGTCAAATCCTTCTTTAACATTAAATATCTCAGGAATAGAAGTAATATTAGGAGCAAGAATAGGAGTTTTAGTAGCCATAGCCTCCGTCAAACTCAATCCCCATCCCTCACCAAGCGTAGTAGTTATTACACAATCCGCACAATTATAAATATTGTTTAAAACTTCAACGCTAACTCCTTTATTCGGTCCAAAGTTATCAGGAACAGCAAAATCTTTTTCATTTAATCCAAGTGATTCAGCAATTCCGTATAAATTTCCTCCAACATCATTAGCCGCACAATGTAAATAAAGATAAGAATTAGGATGTTTCTCTTTAAACAATTTGTAACTAATCATAGTTCTCATTAAATCTTTTCTAATCTGGTTTCTATTTACATTAATAATCAAAAAAGTATCATCCTTAATCATAGGGAAGTATTTTTTCCTAAACTCATTTTTCTTGTCTTGAGTAAGTGGGAAAAAATCTTTTGTATTAGTTCCATGCCTAATGATACTCAACCTTTCTTTTAGTTTGTTTTTATCATCAGCAAATCTCAATATCTGTTCAGCTCCAAAATCACAATAAGCAACAGGGAAAGTAGTTTTAGCAATACAATTTTCAACCCAAATCTTCTTCAAAGTTCCATCAACAGGATAATAACCAACCCAGACAAAATGATTCTTCTTAAACTTACTCTTTAAAGTATTCTCTTGTAATTGTCTAACAGCTTCGGCAAAACTCTGTTTAAACTGAGCTGATTTAGCTTCTAAAATAAAATGGTCTTGAATAGTAAAGAAAATATCATAAGGCGGTCTTAGTTCAGGAAAAGCACCAGTCAAAGCCATCAAAGAATATTCTCTACCATACATATCAGCAGAATTTAATCGGTGAGAAGGAACTAGTGTATTCAAATAATAATATTTCTTCTCAAATTCTTCCTTGTTAAAAGTTCCATCATAATTAATCCCAATCATATCAATCTCATACTTGCCACTATCATAAAGTTCTTTTAATACGTTCTTTGAAACAGTAGCAAATCCAGTACTCACGAGAGGAACATCTGCAAGACATAACACTTTTCTTTTATTCATATTTTTCAACTCCTCGCCAAAATTTATAATCTTTATCTTCGTTATAAGGATTGGTAAAGCCTTGACCATCCATAACTTTCTCAGGACTAACTCCCCATTTCTCAAAATATCTTCCTTGAGCAAATCCAGAATTAACACCAACAGCTTTAGCGGTAAAACTTCCTAAATGGTAAAAAGGAGCTTGAGAAGTTCTTTTAGCGTGTAATCCAGCTTTTAAAATTCTAGTATGATAATCGTTATCCTCAAAGTAACAGGGAGTAAAATTTTCATCAAACCAACCAACACCCTCAATAGTCTTTCTAGTAATTAAAAACCCTGAAAAATCTGGTCCTTCTTCTCGCCAATCTTTAATCTCATTTTTCAAACTATTATCTTTCTCAACCTTCAACTTTTTAAAGTCATCCAAGCTCATATTCGGAGCTACATTATTACAAGTAACCATCGCAAATTTCGTTATCTCCATAGCTTCAATTAAATTATCAATAGTATCTTTGTGAAAAACTACATCATTATTTATAACAAAAAAATATTCACACTCAGGGTCTTTCATAGCTTCTTGAATTCCTTTATTCCAAGCTTCACTCAAACTAACTTTAGGTGAAAATCTATGTACCCAGAAATCAGTAGCGTTTTGTTTTGAAGCTAACCAATCTTGAGTAAATTGGTCGCTGTCTTGGTCTATTATATGTATTGAGTATGTATGTTTAGTCTTAATACTTTCAACAGCGTCTTTAGTAATATTTACTCCATTGATAATAGGAATGATTATGTGTAGTTTCATTTTTTTTCAAATTCTATTCCTAATATCCACCAATCTAAAGCACATTCTGCTCCTTGATATAGTGGTGTGTTTAACATCTCTCTAACAATATCCCTACATTCCCAATTTAAAGACCTGTTCTTTCCATCCCAACCGCTCATTCGGTCAATTAATTCATTCTTATCAAATCCCCATTTGTGTGTATCTTCTACATACCCTTGATAAGCTCCATAAGTATTAACTAAGAAAATAAAGTTTTCAATTCTCCCATCTAACCAACCTTTTGCAAGTTCTCGCAAATTAGGGACAAATATTGCCAATCTTCCACCAACCTTCAAAACTCTATGCCATTCTTTAGCAGTATCTAAAATATCATTTAACTGGATATGCTCTAGTAAGTGGTGAGCGACAATAACATCAACGCTATTATCTTCAACCTTTTCAAGCTTTTTAACATCAGAAATTAAATCGCATTTATAAGGCTTTCCATCTTTAAATTGTTGCCTAATATCAACATTAGTCCAATCTTCAAATGGCCTTTGACCAGAAGCAAGGTTTAATCTGATAGGCATTTACTTTCCTTTCTAAGTAGTTTATATTTTAGATTGAGAATACTCATAAACCTTTTTTAACCAATTTAATAATAAGCTTTTTAACTTTTAACTTTTCATAACTAAATAAAGCACATTGTTTTTTTGCATAGTAAACCAACTTTTCAACTTCCTCTCCAATATCATCAATTAGTAATTGTTCTTTTATATTCATATAACTAAAACCCCTTCGATGTTTTTTATCGTTTCACTTCCTTGACTTAGTTCTCCGTAAGTGTTTGTTCTTCCTGTTGGATCAATTACACTAGGATATAAAGAGCCTACTTTAAAACCTGCATTTTTAATTCTCTGGCAATATTCCCAATCTTCTGACCTTGCCACTTTTTTTTCCAAACCTTCTTGAGTTGAGAATTTTCCGAACCTGTTCCAAGTCTCCCACGTTATCAACATACTATATCCAGAAACAGCGTCTTTAATTCCTACATAGGAATTATCATCTATATATATTTTTTCATTATCTTTTAAATATTCGTGGCAGTGTCCGCCCAACAAAGCAACTCTTTTTTTAGAAACATCTTTAAAAACATCCAAGAGTTTAGTAAGCCAATCTTTATTAAAGAAAACATCATTGTCACTAAAATATAAATACTTTCCTTCTTGGTGCAAATTCTGAACAAAATCACAACCCTTATTTCTGCTCTCTCCTGGTCCTAAATTTTCTTCATTTCTAAGCATATAAAAGTGATACTGGTCTTGTAAATCGCTTAGTAAATTCTTAGTTTCAATACCAG